TCAGTTGGTAGAGCATGCGACTGAAAATCGCAGTGTCACTGGTTCGATCCCGGTCTTGGGCACCATCTCATTTCTTCCCCCTTTAATTTCAATGAGTTTTGGACGCTTTTCGTCCCACTCTGCATTTTCCGCATTATTGTGGGACATTTGGTGTCCCTGCATCCGTGCGAACGCACTCGCTGCCAGCCGCTTCTGGTCGGCTGCTAACGTGTAGCGTTGAACCTCTTTCAGTGATCTATGACCGGTGACAGCGGCGATCTCATGAGCTGTGCATCCCAGTTCAGCTAAACGTACTGCTGCTGCCTTGCGTAAGCCGTGTGATGCACAATGTGGCAAGCCTGCTTCATTGCACCAGTCGCGGAAACGGTTGCCGAAACTTTCCGCCGTGTATGGTTTACCATAGGCGTTGAGGATAAAGGTTTCACCTTCCATCGCGCCTGGTGTGGCATCGATTATCCGCAACAGTTCAGGGAAAAGTGGTAGCGTCAGGGTAACAGGCTTCTTTTTGCCGTTCTTTACTTGGGTGAATGTCAGGAAACCCTCTCTGGTATCCTTCATTCCAAACCGCACAACGTCACTCCGGCGCTGGCCTGTGTAAAGCAATAGAGCCAAGGCCAAACGGGCTTGAGAGCCTACCGGATGCGCCTGCTCAAATTTCTGTATCTCTTCTGGGGTCCAGCTATGAAAGCCTGTTCCAGATGACGGAATATAAGATACATCGGCCGCCGGATTTTTGCCTAGCATCCCAACCTGAACACCGTAGGAAAAAAGCTGGCGTAATGCTTTCAGAATACCATTCCCAGCCTCTGGTTTACCTTCTTTTGAGTCTCGCAAAGCCAGCACATGTTTAGGCATGATAGTAGCGACCTGAAAAGAACCGCACCGTTCGCTCAATCCATCGAGAACGCCACGGCGCACGTATTGGGTGCGAGCGTCCAGCCGCGCAAACATACCAGAACCATAGTAACGAACACACAGATCACGGAAACTACCCGGTATAATGACTTCTTTACTTGGTGCTGGCAGAATTTCTCCCGCCATAGCCATGCGGTATTCCTCGTCAAACTCCGGTGTGCCTGGCATCTGGTGCAGCCGCACTTTCCGAAAACCGGGACGGCGCAGATAAACCCGCACGTTGCCATGCCGGTCTGTATCTTCTGATACGTATTTATAGCGCCGCTTTATCTGTATCATTTTCCGACAATCGCATCCCATTCATTTGGCGCTTCCTGCGTTTCAGCTTGTGCAGAATATTGCAGATCAGTCCCGGTCATTTTAGCAGCAGCAGAAACAAGAGCAGGACGAAACCAAAGAGAAATGGAACCAACCCGAACAGGTCTTGGCACCAGACCTTGTTCCACCATCTTGTCAAAAGTTGTTTCACTCACATCAAAAAATGCAGATGCAGCTTGACGCCTCAGAAAGATTGGCAAAAGCCCCGGCGGCAAATGGTCATATCGCGATTTCACGCTGCATCCTCCTGTTTGGGGTTGTATCCTTCCTGCTCACGTATCTCATTTACGGTCAGGATTTGGTTCTGAATGGCGATGCCGTAAGACTGCCAGCGGGTGGCGTAGTCACCACGCATCAGGCTGGACAGATCTATGTGCATCTCGAACGGACTGGATGCACCAAAGACCGAGCGTTTGAACTCCGCCTCTATCTTGCGCGCCCAAGGCAGCAGCGTGTTGGTGGCGAACCACAAGCTGGCCTGTGCTGCGTTCGTGAATGTGTTGTTGCTGTAATCCTGCACGATCGGTGGTGGAACACCATAGACCCGGCAAAGCTCCTGCACGCTGAATTTGCGGCTTTCCAGCGCTTCCGCATCCTCGGGGCTGATACCGATGGACTGCCACTTCATGCCGTTGGACATAACCATGACCTGGCGAGCATTGCCGGTGCCGGAGAATTTGCTCCGCACTTCCTCTTTCAGATCGTCTATGGCGTCCTTGCCAGGGCGGGCTGTCTCGAAAGTGATGATGCCGCTAGGAGTGGCCTGATTTTGCCACATGGACAGGCTGTAATCCTGCAAGGCGGCCGCACCCATATGCACGTCCCTTGCCCTGCTCAAACGACTGCGGCCGACAAGGCCATCGTCCGAACGATCGCGCAGGTGGAATACTTCGTCGTCCAGATAAGTGCGGGTTATGCCCTGCCATGCAACCACGGTGTAACGTAGGCGACCGGATGCCAGCCGGTCTACCTGGACACATTGCCACGGAACGGGTGTTAGACCAGACGGACGCCCTGCCCCGTCATAATCCACCACAAGCACCGCATTGCCGGTCAGCAGCACGCTGCCCATGACCCATTCTACCAGATCGGGCCATGTCTGGGTGCGGTTGGGCTGACGTATCAGCCGCGCCACGGGATGGCTGGGGGCTTCCGTGCGGGTGTTACCGGACGTGTTGTAAACAAACACGTCCAGCGACCCTATGCCGCTGCCAATGGCGTTGACACAGGCCAGAACGGTTGACAGTCCTTCTGGATTGCCGGGACCGCGCGGAAACCACAGGCTGGGCATGACGGGTTCGGCAGCAACGCTATCGCGCTTTTCGGTGCGACCCAGCAGACGGTCAAGAAAACTCATCTGATCGTCTCCAAGAAGCGGCGGCGCTGCTCCGGGGTCATGCCAGCCTGACGGCTTCGGGCGGATATGCTGGTGTCACCGTAGGCAGGGAAAGCCTGCACTACGGAAATTTCCACCAGATCGACTTCAAGCAACTCGCGCTTGTCTGTCCCGCTCCATTCGTCCTCCTGCACCCGAAAGCCAAAGGACATGCCGCCCAGATCGCGCCGCTCCGCCAGTGCCAGGACGTCATGGCCTAGTTGAGTGTCCGGCACGGCAAGTTCAAAATGCAGGCCGTAAGTATCCTCCCTCAGTTTGAGGGAGCCGGACGCCGTGCGGCCCAACAGTCGGGTTGGGTCATGATCTACCAGAGCCAGAATATCCGGCTTTGAGAAAAGTGAGTTGGCAAATGCGCCGGAACGGATGCTTTCGGAAAAATTCCCGATAGGAGCCGAAACACCGAACACGGCGGCGTAGCCTTCCAGTTTGCGACCGGCAGCGCGGAATTCCACGCTGCACGAACGCCTTTCCACGAAGCTGGTCACGCGGGTCATGGGGTGATGCCTGTCAGGGTTAGCAGGGTTTGGGGCCGCACCACCAGCACATCCGCCCGCATCCATGCCACAAAGCCGATCTGTCCGTTTTCGGCATACAGTTCGTTCAGGACGCTGATTTGCAGGCTGGTCCGCATTCCAACGTAGACCTGGCTAAAATCACCCATGACAATGCTGCTGGCATTCTTGTCTGTGCCCTGGTCAACAGGAACTGACGTAGTGGTCAGGCGCGGAATGGAGGAAACGTCAGCCGGGGCGGAAAGCGGGTTGCCGTTGGCATCCTTGAAACCGCGAATTGCCCGGTTGGTGCGCGGCGCCATAATCATGGCCGACACCTTGCCCGCGTTCACGTTTTCCAGATCAAGCACACCGTCCAGCATCGGGTCCCAATTGCTCAGCTTGCCGTTAAGGGCTGCTGTCTGGATACCTGCCGTATTGACAATGCCGGTTGGGCTGTTGGCTGTGCCGTCACCGAACAGAATGGCCTGATCCAGCGCCAGTGCGCCCGATGCGGCAAAAGCCGTGCGGATGATGCTATCCACATTCTGCCCATCTTCGAGCAGTTCGCGGCTGATCTTGCAGCGCAACGCCCATGACTTGGCGGTCATTTTCACCTGGTCAAAGGTGCTTTCGTCCTCGACAATGGCCGCGTTTTCCGCACGCCATGCCCCCACGGGTGTTTTGGTCAGGCGTCCAAAGGTCAGGCTTTGGCTGGACATGGGAACCGTGCGGCATCCTGCCCGAAAGGAGACCGTGGCGGCGCGCAGTTCATCAAGGATGCCCGCGGCAACCGGAACTGGCACCAATGCACCGCCGGAACCAATGGAGCTTTCGGACATGACGCGGCGTTCAAGTTCCGTCTGCGGGCCACGGTAGAGTGCGCGCAGGAAACCACCAAGGCCGAGTTCCTGTGCGCGGCTTTCCGTGGCAGGCAGGAAGCTGGCAAGGTTATGCCGGGCTTCCAGAACCGGGACACTCTGCCCGTCCTGGCTACGCAGGAACAGACCGTCAAAACCTTCAGGGGTTTGTGCTGGCAGATCAAAACCGGCAACCCGGATTTCCGGCTGGGTGGGTGCGCCGCCGCCTACGCGGTTGGCAGGTGCGGTGCGGTCCAGATCGTCAATCTGTGTCTGGCGAGCCATACGGGCTTCCAGTGTGGTCAGTTCGGTGGACAGTTCCGTCCAGCGGGTTTGTGCTTCCGCTGGTAGAGCGTCCGGGTTGGCTGTGTTCAAGGCGCGCAGTTCAGTCGCAATTTCTGTTTTGCGGGCCTGCATTTCTCGCAATGTCATGCGTTTTCTCCAGTATCGAGACGGTATTTCAGGTCAATGAAAATTGGGTCTATCCACACCACGGCAGCGACCTGCACACGGTTCGTCTGCACACCTTCTGGAAAGAACAGCTTATTGAAAAAGCGCTCATCCTTCATACCAGCGGCATCAAAGACATAGCCAAACTGTTCGCCAGCATACGCAGCAAGGAATGTGAGGCGGTTACCGCCAAACAAACGACCAGGACGGCGGGGATCGGGATATACTGAGCTTTCCGGCTCACCAACCCACACTGCTTTGCCTTCGCCCATGTGGGTGAATTCCAAGGCGATGGCACCGCCACGAGACGGCGGAATGCCCAGTTCATCAAGCTTTGCAGTAATGGCAATCTGCATGATGCTCGCAAAGCTCAGCAGATAGGGCGACCCTTGCGCTTTTACCCCGCGAACATCGTCTTCGGGTTTGGCCAGAATGATTTTCCGCTTTATCCAGCCGCGCATGGTTTCCCAGTTTACGCCAGTGGCTTCACTTGCCTGTTTGGTAGTGAACTGGGGTTCGTGGATTTTGTCTTCAAATGTCATATTGCCCTCAAAAGGTAATCGTTAACCTTATGCCATAAGGTAAACATTACCCTTTTGTATTTTGCAAGAACAAAGGTGGGACAATTTTACCCTAACTGGCGTCAGGCAATCGTTGGGCAAAGTTCGGCCAGGTTGTCTTTAGGACCGAGGGCAATTAGCTCCTGCATAATGTTGCCGATCATAGCTATGTCCCAGTTTCCGCTATCTCTGGACAGATAATTGCCTCTATCCCACGCAGCAAAGGCACGTGCTTTTGCGATAAATCCTTTTAGGGTCGTGGCTTTTATCGCCTCTATTTGATCGAATATTTTTCTTTCCTGAGCATAGAGAGCTTCCAGCTTTGGCTCTACAGCCTTTTCCTGCTCAAAGGTGTCGCAAGTTGCGTGCACTGCATTCACTGCGAATTCCATCCTGATGAATTCTTCGCACAGCGCTATAAGCCGTTCCTCGGATGTGAGGAGCGGCTTCGCTTTAGGCGCGGCGGCCAGGGTTTCGGGTTTGGCCAGTCCGGCGGCGGCGATGCCTGCCAGCGCGGTGGCTCCGAGTGTGGGGAAAATTTCACGGCGAGACAATGAGCGCATGACGTGCGGCTCCTACAGCTAGATTGCCAGAGCCGGTGCGGTTATCAGGCCGCACAGACTCCGGGGGTGATAAACCTGGCTGTAGTCAGGCCGGTGAGGCTTTAAGGTTGCCCTCTGGACATACCCTCATCGCCCCCGGAGCGAATTCTATTATGCGGATGACTGCTTTCGTGCAGTGCCCGCTACAGCGTCAGGAGTTATCAGCTCCGTTGCTGAACCTGCCAAAGCCGGAGTCTGGTGTCAACATCACAAGGCGATCACGTCAAAAAATAATTCTTCCTCAGCAGGTTCCCGTGCGGCCAGCCCTACGGCCACCACGCTGGCCACAAGCGGATCAATACGGCCACGGGCGCGTTGTTTGGACAGCTTGCGGTTGCCCGCTGGGTCCATGTCCAGCGCCGCGTTACTGACAGCCCAGCGCAGGAGCGGGTTGCCTGCGTGCTTGAGTGTGCCTTGCAGCACCACCGTCTCGAACGCAGTAATGGCAGGCGACTGGTCCTTAAATCCCATTCCGACCGGCACCATTGGCAGGGTAATGCCCTCGCGGTCACAGACTGCCAGAAAATCTGACAGGCACCAGCGGTCGGACCCAATGGCAACCACATCCAGCCCGTCTATGGCCTGGGCAATCCATACCGCCAACCATGCGCGGTCTATCGCCCGCCCTGGAATGAGTTCTATCAGTCCGGCGGAGGCCCATTCGGCATAGGGCGCGTGGTCTTCCGCCTGCTTGGCTTGCACCAGCTCACTGGGCAGGAACGCCTTGACGGTCAGCTTGCCAGTCTCAGGCCAGTAGAAACTGAATGCGGTCAGGTCGCCCGCCCCTGCGGCCAGATCAAGCCCACAGAAGCACGGCCCGACGGCATCCGCCTCTCCCGCGCAGGCGTCCCAGTCATCCGGGCGCAGGAAGCGCACGTCAGCCGCCACGGGCTGGTTGAGGGTGTAGGCACGGAAGGCGGCCTCCTGCGATGGCACACGCATGGCCTGCATGGCTTGGCTGCGAACATCCTCCAGACTGCGGAACGTCCCCAGCGCCGGGTTGGCCATGCGCCATGTTTCTTCCGCCCACGGGTCTGCATCCATCGGTGCGGACCAGACAAAGCTTTTGAAGGTGCGGTCAGGGAACGTGCCGTCCGCCACGCTGGCACCATAGCGCAGCAGTTCTTCCAGCGGGTTGTTCGTATCGGGCGACCGGGTGGAAATGCCCAGAAGCAGGCTCTCCCGATGTGCGCCGCCGCCGGTTTTGAGGGCGTCGAACAGGTCCCGGCCTTTCCACTGGGCAACCTCGTCCGCAATAGCGAAGGTTGGCGACAGGCCATGTGCCTTGCGGGCATCGGCTGACAGTGCCTTGTAGACCGAACCGGTCACGGCATCTTCCACGGTTTTGTTGAAGGCACGAACGACCAGGCGCGCTGCAAGGTGTGGTTGTTCCAGGGCAAAAGCCGTCATTTCGTCAAACACGATGGACGCCTGCCCGCGATCCGCCGCCGCACTCAGGACCTGCCCGCGTTTTACAGCCTCCGGTCCGCACAGGTGCGCCAGCGCCAGTGCGGAGGCCAAACCGGTTTTGCCGTTCTTGCGGCCCATGCTGATAACGCCTGTGCGGACATAGCGCAGGCCGTCCGCATCGGTATCATACAAGGCGCGGATGATGTCTTTTTGCCATTCGTCCAGGCGCATGGGTTCATCGGCCAGTGCGCCACTGGTCACGGTCAGGCGTTCAATCCAGCAGATCAGCCGCTCCGCCCGCGTATCGCCTTCAAGTGGCTGGTCATGGATGGATGGTTGCCGGGTGCTTTCGAGTGAAGTGCCGAACAGAGGAAGCACCTTGGCAGTCTTGCGGGGTGATACCGGCTTTGCACCGGGTCCACGAAGGCCCATTTTTTCAAAACCTCAATTCAGAACTAACTATTTTTTTGACCCCCATACGGTCGCACCCCCACAGCCCTGAGAGATTTTCAGGCCACATGAAAGCCGCGCCAAGGGTCAAGGTTGGTCAGTTGGTCCGCCCATGCGGCAAGGCCAAAGCTGGTTGCGCCCACACCTTCGGTCTGGTCCTCGGTTATGGAGCGGTCACGGCCAGCTTGGTGGTAAATGGCTGCTGCAATGTCCATCACCGTGCGGGCAATGGTCTGGGGTGTTGGGTCCAGTGCGCTCAGGTCCTGCCCGCAATAGTCGGATGCAATGCCCCATGCCTGGGCTAGTGCGCTGGCAATGCGCGTGGCGTCTACCGTAGCGTCCTGGGCTGTCAGGTCGGCAGTCAGAGTTTTGGTCAGGTCTGTTGTCATCAATTCCACCAATGGTTTGGGTCTGCCGGCTGGCCTTTGGCATTGCAGCCCTTGAGGTATGGTTCGTTCCCGTGACGGCGCATGTTGTGGTGTCGGATGCACAGGCCGCGCAGGTTTTCCAGAGTATCCGCGCCACCCTTGGAGCGTGGCACAATATGGTCAGCAACCACGGCGAGTTCAGTGCAGCCGGGCGTTGTGCATTTGCGGTCACGCTTGAGGCAGGCCGCACGCAGGCGCTTCCAGAACGCTGTTTTGTAGAAATCCGTCATGGCTTTGTGGTCCGTGCCATGCGGCGCAAGGCGGCCACAATCTCGGACTTGTCCATGTGGAACTTCTCAGGATCGCGCCGGTCTATGGTCAGACGCTGCACCGCGTTGGCCAGATCATTTAGGTTGTTTGAGTGACGCAGTGACGCACAGTGACGCACTTCTTTATAGAAGGGTTTTATGTGCGGGTGCGCGCGCATACGCATGGGTTCTCTATAGGAAAGTGCGTCACTGTGCGTCACTGCGTCACTAATTGGCGGGTTTGATCGCATCATGATTTCTCCCAAAACCTCACTCCACCGGTCCCACGAAGGCCGCGTTTCCATCCGAGGCGTTCCATGATTTTGGCAATACGGCGCTGTTCAGACGTTCCTACCTTCTTGTTTTCAAAGAATAATGCGTCATAAGCCACATTCAGTATGGTGACGCGCTGGCGACTGCTCAGGTATGCGGCAATCAGCCCTTCCCATTCATCCACCTCAAACCGGGCTTCCTGTTCGGGGTTGATGAAAGTTTTCTCAAAATCACTATCCGGCCACCATTGCTCACCATGACCAAATGCCCGAACAGCCTCGGCAAATAGCTGGTCTCGGTCGGCAGCCAGTTCCTTTATGGAAATTTCGCCTGTCTTGACGGGCCAATATCGGCGTCCGCCTGTCTCATCAGACAGGTAGACGGCTTTGTTGGTGGTGCCGACAAACAGGCATTGCCGCTGTTCAATAACCTCACACCGCCCAAAGGGTGGACGAAACCGCTCGGTTGTTCTGGTGATAAAATGCTTGAGCATTTCATTCTCGGCTTTGCCCAGTGCGGATAGTTCGGCAATTTCCAGCAACCACTTGCCGCGCAGGTGCATCTGCACGTCCTTGCCGGTTTTCAGGTCGGGCATACCGTCTGAATACCAGTCTCCACCAAGAATGGCGCAGGCCGTGGATTTTCTGGCACCCTGCAAGCCTTCCAGCACCATCATGTAATCGGCCTTACAGCCGGGTTTGAAGATGCGGGCAACCATTGCAATCATGAACATGCGCCCGATGCCTTGGTTGTATTGTGTCAGGTCTGCCCCAAGGTAATCGGTCAGCCATGTATCAAGCCGGGGTATGCCGTCCCATTGCAGCCCTTTCAGGTAGTCCCGCACGGGATGGTATGCCCGTTCAGCAGCAACGCAATTGACGCCCTGGTGCATGATTTCCTTGCTAACCCGGCGTAAGCCCGCAATCTGCAAGCGTTCCTGCACATGGGTCACATCCTCGTCAGTGACAGGACGGGGCGAGAACGGCTCCGCCTGCGGGCCGAAAGGTTGCATCAAGTATGGCAAACACACCATCTGGTTGTATGCGAACAGGCCCGAATAAGCAGGGTCAGCACGCAATGCCAGCAGGACGTTGGCCACGTTGGGAATGGGCTGCCCGCGATCATCACGCAGGCACATGTCCAGCCAGTCGGGTGATAGGATTTCGCTTGGTTCCACGGCGGCAGGGTCATAGCTTTCTGCGGCATCCACAAGAGCCAACAACTCCTGCATACTATGCCCTGCTTCCAGCCAGTCCCACACATCCCCTTTGGGTGGCAGATCGGGCAGGTTAACCAGGCGCACCCGCTGGGCTGTTCCGTGCAATGCTTTGGCTACCCGGTTGGCATGGTCTCGTCCTGGTGCGTCATTGTCTGGCAGAATGAGCACATCCGCACCGCGCAGGCTGGTTGCATAGTCAGGCTTCCACTTGCCTGCCCCGCCGGGGCTGCATGTGGCGACCAAGCCCAGTTCGGCCAGCCGTTGGGCTGATTTCTCACCTTCCACGATATAGACAGGCTGGCCAGACTGGACGGCTTGAAGGACGGCAGGCAGGCGGTAAAGGACCCGCCGCTCACCTTTGGTTGACCATGACCATTTGCCCCCGGCAACAGGTTTGTGCTGGCGAAAATCCTTCGGGTCCATCCGGCAGACCTGGAACAAAAGCTCACCGTCCTCGCTCACATAGTCGTAAGTCTGGACAATCTGGCCTTTGGTGCGCGGCTGGCGTGTCTGCTTTTCCAGATAGCCGTTATCGGTCAGCCATTGCAGGGCTTCCGGCTTTTCCACGTTCTTGACGTGCATGACCAGGGCAATGACACCGCCGCCCAGATCGGGATTACCGGCATCGCACCACACGCCTTTGCGAAGGTCCACAGCCAGACTGCCCCGCCCGCTTCCGAACCTCAATTCGTCCCTGGTGGACTCTGTTGTCGGCTCGCCCAGCAGAGCAAGTGCCACGTCTCGCATACAGGCCTTGAAGGCACTCTTCCCGGCGGCTGTCATAGAGTCGCACCACGGTTAATGCGTGGGACAAACCTGCCAAAAAGTAACGGAAAAAGGTGGTGGAAATTCTGCCCCACCATGCCGTAACTATTTGTTTTTATTGGGCTTAGCGAGGCCGGTCTTGGGCACCATTATATTGCAGAAAACTGCAACTTCCATGACAATCTGGTTTAACATGCTGTAGAGCCTTTTTGTGCCTACAAACCTGATGTGTCTATTCCTCCCAAACTGATCTTATCCAAGCATGGCAGCATTTGCGCTTGGCCACCAATGAAACATGCTGCCGCCTTATCAAGCAGCACCAGGGGCTTGCAGACGACTCTCCGCTTCCCTGCGCATAATACCCATAATGGGTTTGCTTCCCTGACTTTCTGAGTTCAGCCTTTTACGGGGGACTCTGGAACTTTGTTTGAGCCTGCTCTCCCTCTCATTAATGTGAGGTGATGATGAGCCGTATGATACTCCCTCATGAACAATAAAGCTGCTCGTTCTAGATTGGCCCCATTTTGCACCAGAAGCCAATGCCACCTGCTCATACATTTTTAAACAGATCATGATGTTTACTTATTATTCCTTAATTTTTCCCAAAAAATTTTAATTACCTCATCATTGAATTATTCACCCACATTCCAAAAAATATACAATTCAAAAACAAACCGTATGTAAATAAAAAATGAACAAATATATTTATTTATTAAACACAAACATAGTTAGTAAAATAATATCATAACTATAATTATATAAATTGTTATTATGGAATTATTAATTAATTATTTTTAAGCATGTTGTAATTATTTGACTGTGCGTACGCCAGGAGAACGCATCATGCTAGAAAAATTCTTTATTTTTCCTCAAAAAATAAGATTTAAAAGCTTCAGGTTTTATCTTTTTGCGAGTTCTCTGTTTATATCCAACCAATCTTTTGCTGCCGACTATACCGTAAACCAGAATGATACCTACAATGTAAATGATAGCGAAAATATAACCATAACAAACAATGGAACAGTTAATGTAGGAAGTTCAGGTTATATTTACGGACTAACGACGAACAACAATATCTTTAACAATTCTGGCAGCACAACCGATATCATCAACTCCGGGCAATTATCCATCACCAACGGGGTTGCTGGCAACATTACCAATCTGAGCTCTGGCACAGTTACAAGCAAATCTGGTGTTGCTCTGGACATCAACAATGCTGGTACAATGACTTTTAATTCCACAAATGTTTACAATATTACCAACGCTCAAAACGCTAACTTTACCAGTCAGTCTGGCTCTTTTTATGGGAGTTTTATCAATTCAGGGACTGCCAGCATTACCTCATCCATGATTATGGGTAGTCTTACAAACAATGCCACTGGCACTTTTACAACCAATTCATCCGTCAATGGTGGCATTACCAACTATGGCGATTTAAATTTAAATCAAGGCGCTTCCATTGTTGGGAATGTTGTCAACAATAGTGGAACGTTAACATTATCTGGCCAGTGGTCTTATATTTTAGGTAATCTGGATGCAAAAGGCGGAACATTCAAAATTAACGGTGGGAATGTTAACTCCCTGTCCGGTAGCGCAAATGGAACGGTAGATGGTATATTTACAATCAACCGGGCCAACAACACCGTTTACTCTGGCAACATGTCTGGAACAGGGACTGTTTCCATTGGTAGTGGCACTCAATATTTTACAGGCACAAATTCATATACGGGTGCCACAACTGTTAGTTCTAGCGGAGCACTCATTCTATCCGGTTCACTTGCCGGTCGGTTTGTTAACAATTCCAGTGCCGCAAACCCCACGACAATCACAGCCGGAGGAAAAATTACCGGCAATGTGCTTAATACAGGATCATTACTTGTTAATGGCACGATTGATGGGTCTATCATTAATTTACAATCGAGTGTCATACAGACCTCTACTGGAGCAGTATTCAATAAATTCATTACAAACTCTGGAACAATCGATTTAAAAAGCAAATCCACCCTAAACGGGGATCTCACAAATACTGACGCAGGAATCTTCAACCTTAAAGATTCTTCAAAAATGTCTGGAAACATAACATCATCTGGAACTGTAAACATCAGTTCGCAATCTCAGGTAAATGGAAATATCGCCAACTCAAAAATTTTGACCATCGATGCCAGCTCCGTGAATGGCACCACAACCAACACTGGCACGCTCACGGCACAAAATGCCTCACTCCTTCAGACACTCGCCAACCAGAGCGGCACCGCAACCCTG